AGCTGCCGGGGGTTCTGCCGCCAAAACGATAGCTGCCGGGGGTTCTGCCGTAAATACGATTTCCACGGGTCTTTCAGCCAATCCGATTGTCGCAAGCCTCTCCGCCGACAAAACGATAGCAGCCGCCGTTTTCCATTTCGTCTGCGCCCTTAAAAGAGCCCTTGCTCCGGGTATTTCCAAAGGAGCGGGCTTAAAAATGTTGTCATTCATAATTTGCTTTTTTTTAATAATAGTTGTGCAAATGTCCGAATTGCTAAAAGAAGAAACGGTAAGATTACAACTATTAATAAATGACAGAAAGAAGAATTTTGACAATTAACAATGAAATATTGAGCATTTTGAGAGGCGTGTTCGTGTCGAATGCCTATTCTTTTTATGAGGACGAGAAAGAGCAGCGCCGCGCCTACAGAGCCGCATTTTCCGCAGCCAAAAGCATTGACGAAATATGTGGGCTGAGGAAGTACGCGCTTGCGAAAAAGGCAAACGACGGCCTTTCTGTAAGCCAGTCCCCTGCTAATGAGCCTGCATCGCCCCTGCCTGGGCCTGATGCCGTCTCGATAGAAAAGAGAATAAGGAAACTGAAAGCGCTGTTAGACATTCAGCCGTCCGCGCCCGACGACCTCATCGCTGTTGTTGCTCACGAAACTATCGCCGGTCTGCTCCACATCGCCTGCCAAAGCGCGATAGTGGGCAGCGACGACAAAGGCGCCCCCTGTCTTTCGCCGGCAGCATCCGCCATCACCACGAAAGCCCTCATCCTCGCCTCCGCTTTCCTCGGCATAGGAGTAGCGGCAGATGAGTTCAAGAATTTGAAAGAGCCGGTAATCTCCGTCAAGATTATAAGGAATTAAAAATTCTCAACTTGAGGCGAGGCCTCATAATTCTCAACTTTTCGGTTAAGCGAGGGCAAAGGAAACTCGTTTACTTTGCAGAGCGGAAGAAAAGTCGGCGAAGCCCATTCTCAATTCTCAAATCTCAAATTGACAGTGTATCCTTTTTTTCCGAATTGTCGTGATACAGCGGTAACGGTGTAATGGCCGGATTTGTCGGGGTGCAGTTTTGATATATACGCTATGGTGTCGCCGGGCTGCGCGGTGATGTCGCCGAAAGTGGTTAATGTGCCTTTTACGCTTCCGTTGAGATATCTTTTCAAGATTGCGGCTGCTTCTGTTTTAAACTGCTGCTCCGTGCCTGCCGTGTTGTGCGAGAAATAAGGTATCACCCTGTATCCTGTGAGGTCAGCCTTGAGATTGGCGGTGATGCCGGAATATTTTGCTTTCGTGCCTTTCCTTCGCTTTTGCTGTTTTCGTGTGCGCGGTTTTTGCTCATTCACGAACTGGCATTCCTGTGAGTTTCCGGGGTTCGGTCGTGCCGTAACCTTATAGCGTTTTCCGTCGGCGGTGATGCCGGTGAGGGTTACGGCAGTGAGGAGGTCTTGAGCAGTGGTGTAATCTTCCAATCGCTCGCCGCCCTCGGGAATATCGCGGTCGCTTCTTATCACTTCAATCGATGATAATGGATAATGGACAATGGATAATGGAGAGCTGGAGGAGCTGATGTTTGCGTATGTGTCGTAGGCGATGCGCAGCAGGCACCGGCCGTCGTTGTCGATGATACCGCAGCTTCTGATGCCCTGTCGTCTCCAACTTGCTAAGAGGTCGGCGACGGTGAGCGAGGTGTTGAAGTTCTGTATTCCGGGGATGATATTGTCGGCATCGCAGAGTGGGTCGAGGATTACGCCAGTGTCTTTAAGCAAATCGAATTTCCCACCGCTGCGGAGGAAGTCGGCCACGGAATAGCGTTTTGTGGTGATAAGAGGCGGCAAACCTTTTCTGCGCAGACAGGCTGTGATATCCTCGCAGGTTATTGTCATCGGACTCTCCCCTGTCACTGACTTTATTCGTCCGTTGAAGATGAGAGGGAGCTTTTCGGCTGCCCCGTCGTCGGTTCTTATCGCCTTATCCTCTTCTTGCGAAAACACGTATCCGGCACGGATTGTAATCCGCATCCCCGGAGAGATTTTATTTGCGGAGGTCGAAGATGAAATTTTCTGCGAGATGCCCGATAGAGAAGAGGCAATGCCTGAGCGGGAAGATACCGATTTGGCGATGGCAGAGCGAGAAGATGTGGCTTTTTGAGTGAAACCTGTGAGAGAAGAGGCGATGCCCGAGGAGAGAGCTGTTGTAAGATTTGTGATGACATCGGTTTGTGTGTATGCCGCTTTTTCGGGCAGTATGACCACGGCTTTGGAGTCGATACGCGAGCAGGAGCTGAATGTCTCGATGCTCTCGCATTCATTTATACAAATACACTGTCCGATTTTCGGGACGCTGTAGATGTCGCTCCCTTCTGCCTCCCAGATTTTTATCTGACAGGCGAGAATATATAGGCGGTCGCTGTTCTCCTCCGCCTCCCCATAGTTCATATCAGCAGAATAAATTTCTTTCATATCCTCAAATAGCTGTATCTAATAATATTTAGCTCTGTTATCATTATAAAGCGACTTCAACCGCAGCGCAAGCTGCCATCGCCGTTTCGGCGATACTAATTGTCAATTTCTTATTAATAGTCTTTTGCCCGTCCATTTTTCTGATAAAATGCTATTTGCGCAATAGACAAAAATTAAAATGTAATAAATTTACAGGAAAATTGCCAAATGAAATTCAGAGAAATTGCCAAATGAAATTCAGAGAAATTGCCAAATGAAATTCGAGAAATTGCCAAATGAAAATTCGAGAAATTGCCAAATGAAAATTCGAGAAATTGCCAAATGAAATTCAGAGAAATTGCCAAATAAAAATTCGAGAAATTGCCAAATGAAGTGCATTTTTTAACCAAAAGCTTTGGCGGTAAAGGAATTTTTTGTAATTTTGCAGCGTTATTTTTTATTCTACGCGTATGAAATATTTAAATAGAATGGCAGATACTCTGCTCGAAAAACATTTGGAGGCTTTTGGGGCAACACTTATAGAGGGTCCAAAGTGGTGCGGGAAAACCACCACCGCCTCACAGAAGGCGGCAAGTATTTTAAGAATGCAAGACCCCGACACGAAAGAGAGTTTTATGGCTACTGCCGCCACAAAGCCCTCGCTGCTGCTTAAAGGAGCAACCCCAAGACTTATTGATGAGTGGCAGGATGCACCCGTGTTGTGGGATGCCGTAAGGATACAAGTGGATGACAGACAGAAAACGGGACAGTTTATACTCACCGGGTCTAATTCCGTGGATAAAAGCAAAATCATGCATTCGGGAACCGGAAGAATATCCCGAATGAAAATGTATCCGATGAGTCTTTTTGAATCGCAAGAGTCAACAGGCGAGGTTTCGCTGAAAGCGCTCTTCGACGACCCGGATTATGACATAGACGGAAAAACCTCACAAATGGAGGTGGAAGACTTGATTTTCGCGGCTTGCCGTGGAGGTTGGCCGGCATCGGTGTTGGGAAACTCACGCGAAGCCCAACTGATGGTTGCCAATGAATATTTAGAGAGCGTCTGTGACACCGACGTGTCGAGGGTTGACAATGTGAGGCGTAATCCCGAATTGACAAGAGTAATACTCCGCACGTATGCCCGCAACCTCTCAACATTAGCAATGCAATCCACAATGCTCAAAGACGTTAAGGCAAATGTGGAAGGCTGCACCGACACGACTTTCGACAGCTATCTGACGGCATTGAAAAAGATATTCGTTATCGAGGATGCCAAAGCCTGGTGCCCTGCCGTGCGCTCATCAAAGATGATACGACAGACACCGAAGAGGGAGTTCACCGACCCCTCGATAGCAGTGGCGGCATTGGGCTTGTCGCCGGAAAGTTTGGAAACCGACCTTAAAACCTTTGGCTTCATTTTCGAATGTATGTGCCTTAGGGATTTGAGGGCTTATTCGCAAGCCCTGGGCAGCTCAATAGAATATTACCACGACCGCTATGGATTGGAGGCAGATTTCGTGCTGCACTTGCGCGATGGAAGATACGCGCTTATAGAGTGCAAACTCGGAAGCCAGGAAATAGAAAAGGGAGCTGAACACCTGCTGGAACTGAAAAACTTAGTGAGACAATATAATGAAAAGGAAAAGCAGATGCTTATCCGTGAGCCCGACCTGCTCATTGTGATAACAGGCGGCAAAATGGCGTTTACACGCGAGGACGGCGTAAAAGTAATACCATTGGGATGCCTCACTTGCTGAAATTTCCAGTATGATCCTCATTTCTCCATTGCGACGCAACCCATTGTCTTTTCTCACATAAACGCCGGAACGGCGTATAATTGTCAATTATCAATTGTCAATTGTCAATTAAAAAAGTTGCGGGCGCCTTGCGCCCGCAACTTTTTGTCTCCCTCCTTAGCAATAATAAATACTAGGTGTATTAGAACTTTCTGTGTAAGCCTTTGATGAACCTTTTTTACCGCCCGACACATTTATCAACTCTGAATCAGGGATAAATTGCTTTTTCTTTTTGTCTTGAGTTGTCATAATTCTTTTCATTTAAAGTGTTAGTAAATATACGTTGTGGTCCATTCTCTATATGGACTCCTTTCACGCTGCAAAGATACATAAAAAATCGATACGTGATACCAATAAGCCCCAAAATTTACAATACTTTAACTAAAACAGTAAGAAAAAACGACATTTTACTCTACTATTATAAGATAAAGGTAAAAAAAACAGAGAAAATGAAAGACAAGAATTTAAAATCGACAGTGCTCACATTCTATACCGAGGTGAGCGGCTGGGACACAAAAAATTTCATCAGCCAACTCAAGGAGGCCGACCACAATGGTGCGGAAAGCATCACCATACTCATCAACTCCGCCGGAGGCAACTGCATCGACGGCATCAGCGTCTTCGCAGCCATAAGAAAATGCAAGGCGAAAGTGAAATGCGTCATCGACGGCATCGCAGCTTCCATGGCATCTGTAATCTGGGCCGCCGGCGACGAGCTGTATATGCGCGACTACGCCCTGCTGATGATCCACAACCCCTTCGCCGGATACGACCACCAGGAAGACGAGCAGACGGAGAGAATGGTGGAGAGTTTCAAGCACCAGCTCATCACCATCTACACCCGACGCTTCGCATTCACACGGGAGAAAGCACAACGCATCATGGACGGCAACGACGGAGCCGACGGCACCTTCTTCACTGCCGAAGACGCAGTGAAAGAGGGTTTCCTCCCGGCGGAAAACATTATCCCCACGCCGTCTATCCTCCGCGCAGGCATCGCTGCCACACTAATGATGGAGAAAGACAAAACCACAGCGGCGAAAACAATACAGCCGCTCTTGGACGACTCACTCGAAGAGAGAATTTCTGAGACTAATCAACATATTATTAACCAAATCACATCTGCTATGGAAACAGAGACATTACAACAAATCAACGACAGGCTCACTAAAGAAGCCGGAGAACTCAAAGCACAACTCGCAGAGCAACAAACAAAACTCGCGGGAAGTCAGCAAACAGTGAAAAACCTGCAGGCGCAACTCAAAGAGGCAACTGCGAAAATCAACGACTACGAAATGCAACAAGCTGTACAAAAGCAAAAGGAGATAGAGCAAATCGTAGATCAGGCCATCAACGAGTGCCGCATCGACAAAAACGCAAGAGAAGCATGGATTGAAATGGCGAAACTCAACACAGAGCTCGTCACCACCATCTTCGCAAGCATCCCCGCAGTGAGCGACATCGCAAAGGAAATCGCAACCGACAAGGAAAATATCGAAAAAGCGAAAGCAGCACTCGAAAGCAAAGAGGACATCGAAAACAAAACCATCGAACAGCTCGTGGGAAAAGACTTCAAATTCAAAAGCATAAGCAACAGATAAATTTCTAATAACCAATAAATAACACAAATTATGGCAACATTCGATTTCGGAGCCGGACAGGCCAATTACACAGGTGAGGTGCTCAACGACCTGCTCACCTACACAGCGCAAGAAAATGAGACCTACAAAAACGGACTCATACACATCAAGGCGGGAATACAAAAGAAATACACTCTTCCCGGCATGACTCTCGGAAAAATCATACAAGACCGGCAGCCCACGCCCGACACCTCCGTCGGAGAATACGTGTTTGCAGAGAGATACCTCGAGCCGGAGGACTTCATGGTGTATATCGAGTTCAACCCGAGAGACTTCGAGGAATACTACAAACCGTTCCAGCCAGAGGGCAACCTCGTTTTCCGTGAGCTCGACCCAAGGGTGCAAGCCACAATGCTACGCCTCGTAATGGAGAAGAAAGAGGAATATGTAAACCAGGCGATATGGCTCTCTGCCACTGAAGAGACGGCGGCGAAAATCACCGACCTCGACGGAGAAACATCTGACTTGGGAAAAGACACCGACGCCGGACCGGAGAAATACTACAACGGGCTGTTAGCGAAAATGATGCTTAATATAAATGCCGGGGAAGGCTCCGAGGATGCACGCTCCGGAAAGGTAGTGTCGATACCAGCAATAAAAATTGAAAGCGGAGAGGCAGTCAGAGAAGTGATGTATCAGATGTATCACAGTTGCAAGCCGTCGATAAGATACAAGCCCGGACTGAAATTCATCATCGACTACATCAGCTGGGACATGTACGACGCATACATGTCGGGGCAAGGATACAAATACACCGACGACAGGAAAGAGAACCAGCTGATGTTCAGAGGTCATCAGATAGTACCCCTCTCCTGCCTCCCACAAGGCACCATCCTACTCGGAAATTTCACCACCGGCACCGACTCCGCACTCTGGATGGGAGTGGACTACTCCAACGACGAGAACGTGATGGTGGTGGAAAGACTGCAAGCCAACAGCGAGCTGTATTTCCTCAAGATGCTCATGAAAATGGACGTCAACATCACAAGGCCTTCTGAAATAGTGGCACACCTGCCTTTAGCATATAATCCTTAAACAACACTCATTATGACAACAACAAATTTAGGAGGGGTGTTTATGACCGACACCGACGGCAACATGCCGTCGGTGGCCACCTCAAGCACAGAAAACGTGTGCGGTCTCATCATAGACACGTCTGACTTCGGAGGAATACAAGAAGCGCTCACTGAAAGCACCGAGGCACAGACAACCTACGCCGACGGCAACGTCGTGGAACTCAACTCTCTCACCGACCTCACCGACACGGGCATCACAAGCGGGGTGATGAGCGGACTGCCCTATTATCATGTGAAAACATTCTTCGCACTCGCCGGCTCCGGCGCAAGGCTCTTCCTCGCATTCGGCGATTTCAGCACCGACACAGAGCTGACGATAATCAGTAAGATGCAATACGCCTCCGGAGGAATAATTTATCAAATCGGCGTATGGACCACCAATGCCCTGTGCGACTCGTCATACAATATCATCAGCGGCGGCATACTCTCCAAATGCCAGAGCCAGGCGGAGGTCATCGGAGGAAAGGTGGGAGTAACCAACTATGAGGGCAACTCCCCGGCAGTGGTGCTGGTGCAGGCCCCGCTGATAAGCGCAGAGGAATGCGACTACACTCTGCTGCCCGACATCTCTACCCTCGGCATGGAGAAAGTGGCATGTCTGCTCGGGCAGGCGGCAACCGAAGAGGTGAGGGAAGTGCAGTTAGAATTGCATTCACATACCGGCAACTACCCCGTAACGGGCTGCATAGGGGCAGCCCTCGGCGTGCTGGCACAAGCCCCGGCCAACAAGAGCATCGGCTGGACCGGGGCCTACAACCTCGCCGCCGTAATCGCACAGGCAGACTTAGGATTCGGAAAACTCACCACCGAGGGCGACACCTGGGCAGCCGACGCCGATTTCACAAGCATCAAAAAACTCACCTATCAGCAGCGCAACACCTGTCTGCACAAAAAAGGGTATATCTTCCCGACCAACTACGACGGCATCGAGAACGCCACCTTCTTCAGCTGCGACCAGACACTCGACTGCCAGAGCGACTACCGCAGTCTGGCACGATGCCGGGTGATGTTTAAAAGCAGAAGAGCGGTGAGGGCGGCATTGCTGCCATGGGTGAACGACGACTGGAACGTGGACGCCAAAACCGGATGCCTCGCCACCGCCGACATACAGATGATAAAAAACACGGTGCTGGAGGCCATCGACAAAAACATGAAAGAGCCAGTGAGCAAAGCCTCGCAAATCAGCGGAAGGGCAGTATTTATCGACCCCGACCAGAACATCCTCGAGAACGACGCCCTCGAAATCTCCTACCGCCTCGTGCCAAAAGGGGTGTCGATGGGCATTTATGTAACTGAAGGTTTCACTAATAGCATAGAATAGATTATGGCACTTATAGACAATGTGGCTTACAGCTGGTCGATGATCCAGCTCAAGTCGAGCATCATCGGCGACCAAGGGGGCGAGACCGGCCTCTTCATCGACTGCACGGCGATAAAATGGTCGGCGAAAAGGAAAGTGGAAAACAACTACGGCCTTGGCGGTCAGCCCCGCAGCCGAGGCTTCGGCAACGTGGAGTATAAGGCGTCGATAAAACTGCCCTACTCCACCCAGCAGCTGCTCTCGTCGCTGGGCAAAGGCACGCTGCTCTCTCTCGGACAGTTCGACCTCATCATCTCCTGGGGCAACGACCTGGCGGAGAGCGTGACGGAAGAGACCTACACGCTGAAGAACTGCATCTTCAACGAGAGTGCGATGGAGGTGAAACAGGACGACACGAGCATCGAGCACGAGTACGACCTCAACCCCTTCCGCATCTTCAGCAGCACGGCGCAGGCCAACAACGTGAGCTGGAGCCACGAGATGTATCCGAAGCTATAGCAGTCATGGCAAGAAGGCAGGAGAACAAGATTGACATAGTGTTCAAGCCGTCGCTCAGGCAGCAGGAGGTGTGGGACGCGCTAAGCCCCAACCGCTGCGACCTCTGCGGCGGCAGCCTTGTCATGGCGAGCCGTGGCGACGACGGCCATGGCCATGCCCTTTACGAGCCGGTATGCGCCTCCTGCGGCAACCGCGACATCCCAGAGGTGGTGTTGGGAGGCGGCTCCGCGGGCGGCGGCAAGAGCTTCCTCGGCTGCGCATGGGTAATCATCAGTTGCGTAACCTTCCCCGGCATCACGATGGTGATAGCGCGCAAGGAACTGAAAAGTCTGCTCTCCACCACCTGGGCCACCCTCCTGCGCCTCATCGCCGCCTGGGGAATGCAGGAGAAAGTGCATTATAGGTTCAACCGCCAGAGGATGGTGATTACCTTGTGGAACGGCAGCACGATTATGGGTTTACAACTGGCGCGGAGCAACCAGGACCCCGACTACAACCGTCTCGGCTCTTTGGAAATCACCGGGGCCTTTATCGACGAGGTGTCGGAAATCGAGGAGAAGGCGGTGCAGGTATTGGCGTCGCGCATCCGATATCATGTCAGCGACACTTTCGTCGTCGGCAAACTCTTTATGTGCACCAACCCCTGCACGACATGGGTGAGAGACACGTTCGTGCAAGACAGCGACGGTAACAAGGCGGTGCTGCCGAAAGGCTACCGCTACATACCCTTCAGTCTCTTCGACAACCCCGACGAGGAATTTAAGAAAGTGTATTTCAACAAGTTGGAGGGCATCCAAGACCCTCTGACGCGCAACCGACTGCTTTATGGCAACTGGGACTTCACGGAGCAGAATGCGATGGCCGCCTACTATAATTTCGACGGTGCGCGCCACCTCAAGGCGGGTTTGAAAGAACGCTACTACAACAAGCAGCGTCCGCTGATATTAAGTTTCGACTTCAACGTGAACCCCTATATGAGTTGCCTGCCCCTTCAGATTGACAATGCCAACAAGCGCGTGTATGTCTTTCCGGAATTTATCGGCACTGCGGACGAAGGCCTCAACAACACACCCGCCTTCAGCCGTCATATCGCCGACATACTTAGCGATGCCGGGCATGAGGGCGGCATCATCATCACCGGCGACCCCTCCGGCAAGGCACGAAGCACGCAGACGAAAGAGGGAATAAACAACTACACCATCATCCGCCGCAGCATGGAGCAGAAGGGTCTGCACGCCTCCATCCGCCTCCTCTCCAAACAGCCTCCCCACATCACCCGCTTAGAATTCATCAACGAACTCCTCGCCAACTCAAATGTTTGCGATAACCAAAGTGTCATCGACCGCAGCGATAGCTGCCATCGCCGGAACGGCGATAATAATTCTCCATTTTCCATTATCCATTATCAATTAGCCATCGACTTGCGTAGCAGGCGATTGATAGACGACCTGAATTATCAGCGTCGCAATGCCGACGGCACAAAAAACAAGCACCGCCAGCGCAACGCCGACGGCACTGTATGTGAGCGGTATGGTCATCTTAGCGATTGTTTAGACTACGCCCTCTGCCTCCTTTTACCTGATGAATACAAGCACTTTTCGCAATCATCGCCTAATTCAATCACCACCATCCCAAATGGTATCGGAATGGATTGGAAATT